TCACTGCAGCCGATGGAGCAGATGGTAGCACAGACTTCTCAGGTAAGCTCGGAGCATCCGTAGCAGCATCAGAGAAGCTCGGTGTATATGGAGAAGTTTCATTCAAAACTGATGAGACTGCTGATAATTCTTACGGCACTAAGATAGGTGCTAAATATTCATTCTAATGTCACATCAAAATTCAGCTATGACTGCAGGTAAATCAGCTTATCGTAATATGATTTCTGAACCTGCTAAAAAATCACTAGATACTATGCCTAGTGATAATCAACCACCAGGTGTAGATGAAAAAGAAGACGAATGGGAACCTCAATCATTAGAGGAAGCCTTACTAGGTGAATAATAGGAAGGGGAGCACCTCAGAGTAGGACTCCCCTTTCATTGGCATTGGCCGGATACGTCCGATACCCTTTGCCGTCTAGACGGTGGGAAAGACCACAACAAATTGATCAAACAATTACGCGTAAGAAAGTAAACACATACATTTTTAAATTAGCCTGATATAATGGCACATCAAAATAGTAATGAGCCTCTCGCTGATCTGACGAGGCCGGGTCAATCGAACTCGACTGGTGACGCAAGAGCCCTCTACCTGAAATTATTCTCAGGAGAGATGTTCAAAGGTTTCGAGCACAATGCAATAGCTCGTGACCTCGTCATGAAGCGGACACTTAAGAATGGTAAGTCATTACAATTCATTTACACGGGTCACACCACAGCTGAATTCCATGTCCCTGGCCAGTCCATACTTGGTAACTCAGACGGTGCACCTCCTGTAGCTGAAAAGACTATTACAGTCGATGACCTACTAATCTCTAGTGCATTCGTATATGAATTAGATGAGACACTTTCTCATTATGAGTTACGTGGAGAGATATCTAAGAAGATTGGATATGCTTTAGCTCAAAAATATGATAGACTTATCTTCCGTGCTCTTTCTAGAGGCGCAAGAAAAGCATCCCCTATCACCAAAGCTAACTACATAGAGCCCGGTGGAACACAGATCCAAGTTGGAGCTGGTTCAGATGCCGATGACTCTTTAAACGCTCAAAAGCTCGTGGACGCATTCTATGATGCGGCAGCTGCTTTAGATGAGAAAGGAGTTAGTAACGAAGGTCGTGTAGGGATCTTAAATCCAAGACAATATTACTCACTCATCCAACAGGTTGGTGAGAATGGTCTAATCAATAGAGATGAGCAAGGATCAGCTCGTCAGAAAGGAAACGGAATCGTTGAAATTGCAGGTATCAAAATCTACAAGTCAATGAACGTTCCATTCTTCAGTAAGTATGGTACTAAGTATGCTCCTTCATCAGGTGCAGCTGCAGGTACTGACGTAGATACTGTTGATCCAGGTAATGCAGGTTCCTTTGTAGGAGAAGGGATCGAAAATGCACGTAACCAAACCGATTGGGATGAAGGCAGTGCTGGCAATCAAGCTGGTGATGCTGGTATCAACAACGATTACGGTGCTACAACTAACTTCGCTAATAGCTGCGGTCTTATCTTCCAGAGAGAAGGCGCAGGTGTAGTAGAAGCTATTGGTCCTTCCGTTCAAGTAACTTCTGGGGACGTTTCCGTGATTTATCAGGGTGACGTGATTCTAGGTAGACTCGCAATGGGAGCCGATTATCTAAATCCAGCCGCTTGTGTAGAACTGTTCGCAGGAACAACTACTAAGCCCGCTGCATTCTAAACTTTTATGGGGGACTTTTCGGAGTCCTCCTTTTTTTTATATAAATATTATGCCTTTTCCAACCACTAACGCTACTCAAGAATTACCAGCCGTAAACCAGATATTGTCGTCATGTGGTCAGGCTCCTGTAACAACTCTTGACCAAACCAACCCGGACGTTGCGATTGCATACGATACACTGTTACAGGTGTCTAGAGAGGTACAAGCTGAGGGATGGACATTCAATAAAGAATTCCATTACATATTTACACCATCCAGCGATGCTGCTACATTACATGAAGTGGCTATACCAAATAACGTATTGCAGATTAAGTTAACAAGGAACTCTAAGAATAGAGAATACGACGCAGTAAAAAGAGACGGAAAATTATATGACAGAATACATCACTCCTATCAATGGAAGAATCATACGAATGTAGAATGTGATGTTGTATGGGAATTTGACTGGGTAGATATACCTGAACCTATACAGAACTTTATTACTACTAGAGCTGCAGCTATAACTTCTCAACGTATTGTAGGTGACATGAATCAATATCAAGCACTACAACAACAAGAAGGTTATTCAAGAGCAGTAGCTATGGAGTATGAAACTCAACAAGGACAGTTCACTATATTTGGACATCCTAATGATCAAACAAATTACTACCCAGCTTATCAACCCTTTCACGCACTTCAAAGATAATGGTAGCAGTAACCCAACGAATCGACAATTACCTCGGTGGAGTATCAAAACAAGCAGACGACAAGAAGCTTCCAGGCCAAGTACAGGAATGTCTAAATGGATATCCAGATCCTACGTTTGGGTTAACTAAAAGACCCGGCTTTAAATGGATTGCTAACTTAGGTACTGGTACTACATACGATACTTCAAAATGGTTCTACATAGCTAGAACAGCAACAGAAAGATATATAGGATGTATTAAACCTAAACCAGGTAGTGGTTATGGTGATATAGATGTATGGAATGTAGATGGAACAGTATGTAATGTAGTGATGGATACATCTACAGCAGTTAATGCTGTTAATTACTTAACTGGTTCCAAAGTTAATTATGATGTTATATCAGTACAAGAGAATACTATCATAACTAATAATTTATTTTCTGTTACAGCACAGGCAGCACCTAGTTTTACTGCTAACTCTAAAGCTACTTTAGTTTTAAGTGGTGGTTCATTTAGTATTACTTATACTGTTACTATAGCTGGTCAGAGTACATCAATTACTTCTGGAGCTAGTGATTCATATGATACTGTATTAACTAATCTTAAAACTGCTATAGATAATTTAAGTACTACAAATAGTTTCGGTCTAACTGTAACAAAACATAATGCTTCAATACAGATAACTAGAGCTACTGCATTTACTATCACCGCTAAAGGTGGTCCAAATAATGATGCTCTAACTTACTTTCAAGATCAAGTAGATAATGTTTCTCAGTTACCAGCTCAATCAGTACATGATCATACAGTAAAAGTAATAAACACTTCATCTGCTAACGATAGTTATTGGGCTAAATTTGTAGCTGATAATAGTACTAGTGGTACAGGTTATTGGTCTGAAACAAGAGATCCTACTGTATCTCCAGGCTTAGACGCATCTACTATGCCTCATCAGTTAGTTAATACTTCAACTAATAATTTCACATTTAAACAGATTGCCTATACAAATAGATTAGTAGGTGATGATACTACTAATGAACATCCAAGTTTTGTAGGCAATAAAATACAACAAGCATTCTTCCATGGTAATAGATTAGGATTTTTATCTGAAGATAATGTCATACTAAGTCAATCTGCTAAATTCTATAACTTCTACTTTACTTCTGCACAGACAATTACTGACGCAGATCCAGTAGATATGACTGCAGCAACTATAAGACCTGCAGCATTACATGCAGTAGTACCTACTACACAGGGTTTAGTTCTATTCAGTAAGAATCAACAATTTATGATGTTTTCTGCTGATGGTATCTTAACTCCTTCTACAACTATTGTACGTGCTATCTCTAACTATGAGGTAGATACAGATGTTGACCCAGTAGATATTGGTACTAAAATAAACTTCTTAAGTAAGACACCTAACTATACTAGAATATTTGGTATGATGACTAGGGGTCAGGATGAGAACCCTACTGTATTAGACATAGGACGAATCGTAAACGAATGGGTACCTGCTAATATAGATACATTTATTTCTAGTCCTCAAAATGAATTCATAGCAATGTCTTCACAGAGTTCTAATAAGATATATTTCTATCGTACATATAGTGATGGAGAAAAGAACTTAGTAGAATCTTGGTTTAACTGGCAGTTAATGGGTACTGTACAATCAATGGTTGTCGATTCAGATGACATGTTTGTAGTTACAAAACAAGGCACCCAATTTACATTAAGTAAAGCTAGCTTAAGTCAAAGTCCAGATGATGCTATTATTGTTAATAATGAAGGTCAAAAAATTAACCCATGTATAGATTTATATGCTCCTGCTTCTTCAGTTAAATATAATACTGTAGATGCTGTTACTATTACAAATGGAGGCTCTGGTTATTCTAGTGCTCCTACTGTAACTATAGCAGGTAAAGTAGGCGTGAATTCAGGAACACCAGGTAGTGGTGCAACTGCTACAGCTACTGTCTCAGGCGGAGCTGTAACAGCTGTAACTATAACTGCAGGTGGATCAGGTTATTCAAATGGAGCTACAGTTACTTTCTCTGGTGGAGGAGGTGCTAACGCTGCAGCTACTATAACTATTTATGATGGTTCTAAAGCTTACATACCTTGGTCTCAAACATCAGGATTAACACCTGTATTAATTGTTAAAGGTACTACAGCTACAGGTCAGTTTATTGATTCTGGTTTTACTATTACTCCAAAAGTAGGTAATGATGGAGCTGATTATTTCTCTATACCTAGAAGAGATTTCTCTGGTATAGCTGCTGATGTTATTGTCGGATGGAAGTATGATTTAGATGTAATTTTACCTAAAGTATATTATAGAGTAGATGAACAGAAATCTAGAACAGACTTTACTGCTAATTTAACTGTAGCTAGAATGAAGTTTGCTGTAGGTTTATCTGGAGTAATGGCTTTCAAACTAAAAACCACAGGTGTTAGACAAGGTTCTAGATCATATACAGCTGATGGAGTCACAACTACTTTTGAGTGGATTGATGATGACTTAGCATATATAGATAGTGATCAAGTAAAAGTTAAAATAAATGGTATTGAATCTACAGCTTTTACAATTCTTGAAAACAAAATAACATTGAGTACAGCTGCTAGTGAACTAAAAAGTTTAACTGGTAATGGTAGTACTAAATCTTTTGATTTAACATTTACACCTATAGATCCATCTAAGATAAAAGTAACAGTAAATGGTATTGCTAAAACAGTTGGTACTGATTATAACATAGTAAATAATTATATTAACTTTACTACAGCACCTGGTAATACGCTTCCTATACTTGTATATAGTGCTGATGATATACTAATATACCTAGATGAATGGTATAACTTAAACCCAGTGATAATGGCTAATACATATTTAGCTAACGATATAGCTCTAAAAGATCAATCAGTATTTACTCTACCTATACACCAAAAATCTGATAACTTTGAACTAAGAATCTTTAATGATTCACCATTTCCTGTATCCCTAAACTCTATGATGTGGGAAGGAAATTACTCACCACGCTTCTATTCAAGGAGATAAAACAATTATGTTAATGAATGAATTTGGCACTCCAATGAATGAGTTGGAGTTGTCACAGCAAACAAAAAACTTTATACCAAGACAGTTATTAGAAGAAAGTTTTGATACCCATGAAATAAGGATTGGTGATTTTTTTAAAAAAGCTGTTAAAGTAGTAACAGGGTTCTCCAATCCATTGGTAGGGATTGGTTTACAAGTAGCTGGCGGTCTCATAGGTGGTAATAAGGAGAATGAAGCCGCAAGACAGCAAGCTGCAGCTTCAAATGAATATACTGATAAAAAGTATTTTTATGATTTAGAGCAGTACGAAGCTAAGAAGCGAGAGATGATTGCTAACCGTGATCATAT